TATCGCTACATCCAACACCGCTATTCCACACCTTGCCGAGCCTGGTCGCACCATAAGCACCGCAACTGGTACTGAAATGTTTGACCTATACAACCTAGATAATCCGACACTAGCCTGCATATGTGGTTGCCTTATGTTTGAGATTACTGTAATGTGGGATGAGGATACAAGGCAGGTAGGTTGGTATGACCTGCGACAGAAGTGCAAGGAGTGTGGGGCAGTCAGCACCGCACCAACACCAATAGACGAGGGACACAATGGCAACATATGAATACAAGTGCAGTGATGATGACTTCAAGGTCAGCATCAAGCGAGGTATGACAGAGGAAGAAGTCATCCCGTACTGCGATAAGTGTAATGAACCAATGAAACGAATCTACAATGCAGCACCCGTTAAGTTCAACGCTGACGGTTTCTACTCAACAGGAGGATAAGACAATGACTACAATTAGTTGGAAAGATATCATCGAGTCTCAGGTTACTGAGTTAGATGAACACGGTATGCCAGAAGATATGTACGTAGACCCAGCAGAAAGTACGCCAGATGCAGTGCGCTAAGACTACATTCCCTAATCAAGTACACGCAGATAACTTTATCTCTCGTGCGTGGTCAGGCCGTGGTAACTGGAAGGGCAAGACACTGCCTACTAGGGCATACCAGTGTCATCACTGTGCTCTATGGCACGTGACATCTAAACCTCTACTGACTCCTGCTCAACTGCGGGAGCAATATCTTCATCAGCAAATGGCTTGAAGCCACCAATCTTGTTGATGAGTTTGCGGATGGCACGCTTGTGACGCATACGAGCAGCATCTTCCGTACCTAATTCTAATTCCTTCGCTATGTCTTTGAAGTCTAGTGCTTCTGCATAGCGGAGGAATAGTATTTTCCTATCGTCATTGCCCAACTTCCAGAAACCATAGTCAACTTCAATCATCATAGCCATCAAGTTACCGCCCTCATTGGGTGCACTTGTAGTAGATGGACCAGCAAGGTTTAACTTGGCAGTAGTCGAGTGCTCACCACGCAAGACAGCAGGGAGCAAGGCTTCAACCATCGATGCTTCATAGTAGAACACATCACTTGTCTCATAGCCACCACTCTTTGCCTTCCAATGCTGGCAGTAATCTAGTGCCTGGTTACGCAGTGAACGATAGATTAGATTCTTAGCATCCTTGTGACCGATAGCCTCCCACGCATCCAACTTATTAGGGTGCTCAACAAACCACTGGTACAGTGATTGCTTGATGTCATCGGTATCTATATCATTAAACTTACGGTGGTACTCTAGTGCAACTGAGTCGACCACATACTGCCACACTTCAATGCGTGCCCAATCAATCATAGTAACTTAAACCCCTGGTCTATATGGATGAAGCCAACTAACTTCATCTTGTTATTCTTATTAGCGAACTCAGTGGTGGAAGGTAGCCACTTCTCATTCCATACTATCTCACTCTGCAATTGTAGCAGATTGAATGCATAGATACCTTCGGGAGTCCAGTTAATATACCAAGGGTTTAACCCTAACTTATCTGATTCGGATAACAAGAAGTCATACTTCATCTTCTCAATCAGTAAGTCAGGGTAATGTGTGCGACGGCACTTGAGTTCAATGAATAACTTCTCTGACTCAGAGGTGCAGTCAAAGCCATCATAGGTTTCGGGTGAGTGAATGAGGTCGGGGAACTTATTCTCTTTAAGCCAGTCGAACAGTCCCTGCTCTTTCATTTATCCCACTTATCTCTCAGAACTAATAGGGCTATAATAGCATAGTTGGCTAGGTCCTTGAAGGAATCTTCTAGTGGTTCGTGTTGTGCATCAGTGCCGTTATCAATCAGGTTGTTGATGCGTGCTGTCTTATCGTGCATACGCACACGCAGACCATTGAGCGGACCACCTGGTGAGTCAGAGATATTCTTTGGTCCATAGTCACGGTGCTTACTCAGTAGCAAGTCACCGAGTTCTTTCATTGTCTCCCAGACTGCCTGTTCAAAAGTGGAATTGCTAGGGTCACTGACAGGTAGTGGTCCTCCACGCTGTACTCCTGTACGTTCAATCCTTGGTTTGCCAGTAGGGTTATAATCTGCCATATCTCTTCACGCTCCGCCTTCGTTGTCATCTGTCCTCAGTAACTTCTCTAATTCAATATCAATGTTTGACATCTCTTGTGATACTACCATATCCTCTACCAACTCTCCGACTCCTTCGTACTCCATCTCCGCAGCAAAGAGCGTGATGTATGTAGACTGAGCCAGGTTGCGAATCTTATCTGGCTTCTCTGCGTGGCCATATAGGTAGCGCAAGAGTGAACCCATCATTAGTTTGAATCCATTGGGCAACAAATAGTACGGGTCGAACTCTTCGTCCTCTGGTAGCAAGTGGTCTATGAGTTCAAAGGAATCTTCAAACTCTTGCTTGCACTCGTGACAGTAGCGCTCAGGGATATGCTCGTCGCTCACGCAAGTTCCTTCTCAATTGCGTAGATAGTTTCACAGGGGTACACATCTCCGACTGCTCCAAGTTGGCAGTGCTGGCACACAGGCTTATACAATTCTGGTGCATTTTCAAACTGAAATGGCTTATGCAATTCCACTACCGCACGAAGGGCTGATTGACCCTTAAACTTTCCGCCAAAGTATTGTTCAAGGAACTTTTCATCCTCGTCAATCCTTGCCAGCAATTCATCGTGTGTCATACGTCCACCTTAGACTTGAACCAGTCAGCACCGTGTGCGACATAGATTGAGTTGACATCTTCTCCATCTGGTAAGTTTACCACAGTCACTGGCAACTCACGGGTGAGGGCATTAGCAAAGTCACGACCCGAGGTATCTCCATCTGCAAAGATAAAGACTCGCTCAAAGTCTGCGAGCAATCTAGTGTAGTGCTTCTTCCACGCATTAGAGCCAGGCACACCCACAGCAGGGATGCCGACACACTTAGATAGAGTGATTGTATCTATCTCACCTTCACAGATGGCAATGTAATTGCCAGCGCTTTCAATATCTAATACGTTATACATCTTAGTGTCTGACCCTGGCATACCCATATACTTGGGCTCTACCGCTGGGTCAAGTGAGCGGAATCGGATATCTACTACACCAGTCTTAGTAATGTAAGGGATAGCAAGGCGTCCACGATATTGCTCGTGCCCTACCTCAGGCTCCGTAACTACGCCGAGCCAAGCCTGACGTGCTACCTCCGCTGTGACCCCTCTGTTTTCTAGGTAGTCTTGCGCCTGATGAATACTCGCTGCGTACTTTTTGACTGCTTTGCCCAGTAATTCCTTCTGCGATACGCTTTGCTTCACGTATATCTACCCCCTCTTGCTGGCATATGAGTTGTAAACTGTTTCCTTGTACGCCACAGGCGAAACAGATGAAGATGTTCTTGTCCAAGTTCGCAGTGCCACTCTGGTGTGAGTCACCGTGGAAGGGACACCTAAGATTAATTTGTCCGTGGTCAGAACGAAGGCTTGCTCCGTAGTGCTCAAGGATTGCTTTGATTGATGGGAGGTCATTGTCACTTGCTCTCACCATAACCTGCCTTCTTTAATAATTCTATTACGTCATCGAATCTGAGTAGACATACCCAATCTCCCACGCTTGCTTCCCCCTGTCCGTTAAGCCTTAGCAATGCGATGCCAAGGTTTCCATTGTCTCTATCTTTTAATTGTTTCATTACAGCACTTGGTTCAAAGCCAGTGCGTGCCTTTACTTCCCAGTCAATGCCAGGTGTGCCAGTGATATCGCTACCACTACGGCCAGCCCCAGTTGACTCAGCATAGGGGAAGATGGATGCAGCAAGGTGCATAGCACCCACCTTCTGAGAGCGATAGCCCCTATGCTTACGAGATTGTGATGCCACTTACGATGCGCTCTTATCCTTCTGCAAGATACGAATAGCCCAGTTCATACCAGCGTTGACACCTTCGGTGAAGTCATCTGTTACTGGTGGCTTTGCATCTTCTAATTTCTGTACATATTTAAGTACAAGTTCATCGGCCTTAGCCAAGACAAGCATACGCATCACTTGTGATAGGTCATCTTCTTCTTCTCTTATCATCGTATCTCCTATACGCTTTCTGGTAGGTCTGCCATATACATCCACTCAGGGTTGAATGCAAGCCACGCAAGTATATTAGCATTAGCATCTGCTCGCCCGTATCTATTCTTCACAGGTGCGATAGCCATAGAAGTACCAACCACACCAAGAGTACATATGAGGGCAGGTAACTGAGCCACTTTCCCTTGTAGCGCTGAACGGGGTTGGCAAGGAGCGCCTGGCACGCCTTCTGAAGTATGATGTAGAATAATAATAGCAGCGTTAGTGGCTCTAGCAAGATACTTCAACTCCTTCATAACAGCACGCATAGATGCGAACTCTTCGCCTCCGTCGGTAGCAATGTCCATTAGGTTATCAATGAAGATAGCCTCAGGGCTTGCACCCCATAGTTCTTCAAAGGCTTGTACCTCTTCGACAATATCTTCTAGCGTTGGGCTAGATTCAAATGACCACACAATGTGGCGTGACTTAGCAAGTACTGCGCGAGTCCACTCAGGGTCACGGTTCATCAACGCTTCGACATCGCTCTGATTCTTACCGCTAATCATAGAAGCAAGG